GTACAAGAAAAAAAGAAATAACAAGAAACGAATACTTAAAAAGAAAATTAATTAATTATGGTATTTGGGGAACATTGGGAGCTATTGTTGGTTATACTATGGGAACAATGTCTGGCGAAGGAGTTTTAGAAGCAGCCCTTCTTATGGCTGGATTAGGTGGAACTGTTGGGGCTGAATTATCGGCTTCTTCAGGAAGAGAAAAAGTAAAAGATGATGATTCTGAAAATATATCAGAAAGGTATAGAAGATATAGAAGAAGATATTAATCTTTAACCCTCCCCTAAAAGGAGGGTTTTTTATTTTTATAAATTTTTTACTTAAAAAAAATATAAACTATATTTATATGTAATATGTCAACAGGTATTTCATATGGTATAACATTTCCTTTTAGAGAATCTTTTGTAGGTAGATATTTAGATGTGTCTAATACAAATGAAGAAGAAATTAGAACAGCATTAATTCATTTGTTGTTAACAAGAAAAGGATCTAGATATTATTTACCAAATTTTGGAACAAGATTATATGAATATATTTTTGAACCTTTAGATGGACCAACATTTACTGAAATTGAATCTGATATTAGAGATTCAATTGGAGAATTTTTACCAAACTTGATTGTTACAGAAATAACAATAAAAGACGCTTCAGAAAATTTAGAAAACAAGGGATTTACTGTAAACGAAGATAGAAGAGAGTTCAAAGTAACGGGAATTTCTGAATTAGAACACACCGCAAAAATTAAAATAAATTACAGAATTACAAATCAAGCGTTTGAATCTAGTGATTTTGTTATAATTAACATTTAAAAAAATGGCACAAAAAAAAATATCTTATACTACACGAGACTTTCAAGGAGTTAGAACTGAACTTATAAATTTTACTAGAACTTATTATCCTGACCTTATTCAAAATTTTAACGATGCTGGTATTTTTTCTGTCTTATTAGATTTAAATGCTGCGGTTACTGACAATTTACAATTTCAAATTGATAGAAGTATACAAGAAACCGTATTACAATTTGCACAACAAAAAGGTTCAATTTATAATATTGCAAGAACATATGGCCTTAAAATACCAGGACAAAGACCATCGGTCGCACTTGTAGATTTTTCAATTACGGTTCCTGCATTTGGTGATAGAGAAGATTTAAGATATTGCGGTATATTATCAAGAGGATCTCAAATAAATGGTGCCGGACAAACTTTTGAAACGGTATATGATATAGATTTTTCTTCTTCAATAAACGCAGAAGGAACACCTAATAGATTAAAAATACCAAATTTTGATGCTAATAATAATTTAATAAACTACACAATTACAAAAAGAGAAGTAGTTGTCAATGGAATAACAAAAGTATTCAAAAGAGTGATTACACCAAACGACGTTACTCCATACTTTCAATTATTTTTACCTGAAAAAAATGTACTTGGTGTTACAAGTGTTTTATTAAAAGATGGAACTCAATATACTACAATACCACAAACACCGGATTTTATTACACTTGGACCTGAAAGGTGGTACGAAGTTAAAGCGTTAATTGAAGACAGAGTTTTTGTTGAAGACCCAACAAAACCAAGTGACCAACCCGGAGTAAAAGTAGGTAAATACATTTCAACATCACAAAAATTTATCACAGAATATACTCCTGAAGGATTTTTAAAACTTACTTTTGGTGGAGGTAATGTTTCTGCTGAAGAACAATTAAGAGAATTTGCAAGAGATGGAAAAGGTTTTGATTTATCAAGATATACTAATAATTTTGGATTAGGTAGTTCTTTAAAATCGAATAGTACTTTATTTATACAATATAGAATAGGTGGTGGTTTAGCAACAAACGTTGGAGTAAATGCTATTAATCAAGTTGGTACAGTAATATTTTCAGTAAATGGCCCATCTGAAACAATAAATAGGTCTGTAATAAACAGTTTAAGATGTAATAATGTTACTGCGGCTATTGGTGGAGCAAACGCGCCAACAACAGAAGATATAAGACAAATGGTATCTTTTAATTTTGCAGCTCAAAATAGAGCTGTTACTGTAAATGATTATGAATCAATTATTAAAACAATGCCATCAATCTTTGGAGCACCCGCTAAGGTTGGTATTGTAGAAGAAAATAATAAAGTAAAAATTAAAATGTTATCTTACGACACAAGCGGTAATTTAACAAATATAATATCTAATACATTAAAACAAAATGTTGCAAATTATTTATCAAATTTTAGAATGATAAATGATTATATATCTATTGAAAGTGCAGAACCAATAGATTTATCAATCAGTTGTGAAGTTGTTTTAGATAATTCACAAACACAGGGTGCTGTTGTCTCAAAAATTGTTCAGATTATATCAAATTATTTTAATCCTTTAACAAGACAATTAGGACAAAATGTAGTTGCATCAGAAATAAGAAGATTAATTCAATCAGAAAATGGTGTGATTAGTATTTCTGAAATGAAATTTTTTAATTTAGTAGGAGGACAATATTCTTCATTTGAAACATCACAAGCATATGTTGATCAAACAACCAAAGAAATTCAACTTTTTGCAGAAGTAATTTATGCAGAACCATCTCAAATTTATCAAATAAGATATCCTAATAAAGATATAAACATCAGAGTTTTGAACTTCAAAACGGTAAATTTTTCATAGTAATTTATTTTTTTAACATCTTACTTACATTTTATTAAAATAGTAAATAAACTATTTATAAAATAATAAAAATTTCATGCCAAGATCATACAGATTAAAAACAGAAATTGGTGTAGATAAATACATCAATATAGATTTAGAACAAGATTTTGAATTTTTAGAAATCTTATCTTTAAAAATTACATCAAACGATATCTATACTAGATATTGTTCAGATTATGGTGTTATAGTTGGTCGCGTAGTTGTAAACAATGGATACGGAGTACCGAACGCTAGAGTTTCGGTTTTTATTCCATTACAAGAAGAAGATGTTGACAATCCTATTATCAATGAACTTTATCCTTATGTTAATATTACAAGTAGAAATGAAGAAGGGTATAGATATAACCTTTTACCAAAAAATCCATCATACATAGGACATCAATCAACAGGAAGTTTTCCTTCAAGAGGGGACGTATTGATGAGTTCTTCTTATATTGAAGTTTACGATAAATATTATAAATTCACAGTAAAAACAAATGAAAGTGGTGATTTTATGATTTTTGGTGTACCAATTGGGGAACAAACTGTAGTGATGGATGTTGACCTTTCGGATATTGGTTGTTTTTCACTCTCACCTCAAGATTTAATACAACAAGGGGCGGCAACTGAAGCTCAAGTCGATGGTGCTCAATTCAAAACATCAAATAACCTTGATTCACTACCTCAAATAGTAAGTTTAAATTTTAATGTAGAAGTAAGACCATTATGGGGTGATACTGATATTTGTCAAGTAGGAATAAATAGATTAGATTTTGACTTAACAAAATTTAAAAATATAGTAATAAAACCATATGCAGTTTTTGTTGGTTCTATTATAACTACAACTGATGATGATTCTATTTCTATAAAATGTAGACCAAAAAATGACACAGGAAATTTGTGTGAATTAGTAACAGGACCAGGTCAAATTTTAGCAATTAGACAAACAATATTCAGTGATAAATCTGGTAAACCTGTTTTGGAAGAGTATCAATTTGACAATAAAGGAAAAATTATTGATGAAAACGGAACTTTTGTTGCTAGTGTCCCTATGAATTTAAATTACATCACAACAAATGAATTTGGAGATCAAGTATTATCTAACGACCCTTCAAAAGGAATACCAACAAAAGGTAAATATAGATTTAAATTTAAATGGATTAATAAAGAAAAATCATTATCACTAAATAGATTTCAAAAACAATTATCAAACGTAAGTAAAGAAGTTGGTTTGTCTGATGACGAAAGCTCAGGAGCGTTTCAAAGAGCATCATTTTTAGTTCCGAACATAAAAGAACATGGTTGGTTCAATTCAAACATAGATCCATTGTCTTTTGCAACACAAACAATTACTTACACTGTACCTGCACCGCCAGCAGGATCTCAAATACCATATCCACAACAATTAGGTCCTGTTATTTCAATCATAGTAGATACAGGTTGGCAATTTGTTTCAGCATTAAACACTCTTAATTATGAAATATTAATTAACTATGGTTCTGGTTTTGTTCCATATTTAGGAGGTGTCGAGTCAATTTTTTTACCAGCAGGTTCTTTTATACAAATTAATGCAACTCCTGTTGGTAATGCACCTCAAGTATTTACTTTTAATGATATACCACAACAAAAATTCGATCTTTACAGATCATATGCATTTTCATTAGATTGGGATGATTATGTGGATGTACAGTCAGCAATTGACTGTAAAGATACATTTTATGAATTTAATTACAACAAAGTTTATACAACTGCTTTATTTTTAGATAGATATAAAAATGGTATTAGTAGAGCAAGACACTTAGGGATTAAAGAAATAGATAATAGAACTTGTAAAACAACAACAAATACTTTTCCTGTAAATGATATCATAAGAAATTTTGATTTAATATTTTTTCTGTTTAACATTCTTTCAAATATATTATTACCTATTGCAATTGCAGTATTGTTTGTACTACATTTTGCGGGATATGCTTGGGGTCTTCTAAAAGCACTTTTAGTTGCTTTTGCTGTTTTTATGCTTTTATATAATATTTATCAAATAAACCACGCCGCAGAAGCAGTAGCACAAGCGTCAACTTATACATCGTATTGTATTTCAGGATTTGTACCATCTCCTTTTGGTCCTTTGCCAATTGTAAATGTACCATGTTATATTTTGGTAAGTGAAATGTCGGCACAAGCAGCACTTGAATTGCAACAGGCAATTGTATCAACTGTTATATCTGGTTTATTTACACTTGGTGCTCTTGCTATTGCTATTTTTTCAGGACCATTAAAAATTCGTAGATTGGGACTTCCTATAATTTCATATCCTGAATGTAACACTTGTGAATGTGACTGTGGTACAATTGATAGCGATAGTGAATTTTCTTATAATAGTTTATTATCTGATATTAATCAAGCAGTCCAAAATGGAAATAATACAGGATTAGCAATACCAAATGGAGCTTTAGCTCCCGTAAATTCATCAGCGGCATATCAAATTGTACATCCTAATATGTATCAAACATCAAACACCAGTACAAACCCTAATGATGGATATTTTGATTGTGCAAATAGCCCTGATTACAGGTCTTTTCAATATCTATTAGGACAACAAGATATCGACCCAACAGTTGTCATAAGAGCTAATCAAGATTTTATAAGATTGTTTTCTGGATATGATATTTTAGTTACAAACCCACCAATCCAAATACACCCTAATGAAAAACTACTTTTACACGCACCACAACCATTTTTATTTGCAGGAAGACATCAAGCTCTTCAAGCTGATAAACGATGGTTTGCATATCCTTCTTCTGAAACATATCCTCAAAAATTAAATCAATTTAACACTAAAGATAAATATTTTGGAATTAGTGCGCCAAACAGAATTAAAGTTCATGTGAATCCACTAATACAAGGATCTAATCCTTACGAAGATCAAGTATTAGTGTTTTTAGCAAACCCAGGTACTAAAGCTCAGCTAACACCAGGTAAATTATTTTTATTTCAAGACCCTAAATATTCGGATCAATATTCAAATAATAGATTAGTTAATTTGACAGGAGGAACATATAATCAATTTAATACAAATTCAGTTACAGGAGTAACATTTACAGGAACTACAGGAATAACAATAAATTATGCAGATCCTTTTAACACATCGAACTTTATTCCTGTACCTGTAATTATAACTGCAGATTCAATTACTCAAATATCATCATTAGCTAATAACGGACCAACAAATCCTGGAGTTAATGGTTACGAACAATCTTTTTTAAAATACCCAATAGATTTAGAATATTTCCAAGCAATTACAGGAATTACAGTTGGTGATTTTTTACAAGTAGCAAATACAACTTCACAAGGACTTTTTCCAAATGAGTATCTTTTACACAAAATAAAATATATAAGACCTGGCTGTAGTATAGTTGGTGGTAATCCACCATTCAATTACAATGTTGAAACAATTCCTACACCAGCACTACAATTAATGACAAATTATCAAAATTATGAAATTATAATTTGTACAAGAGGTGTAGATCCCCACACACAAAAACAACATATTAAATATGATGTATCTAGAATTTATGGATATTTAGCACCTGGCACAATAGAAGTTGAAGGAAATTATTATTTAAATGTACCAATTCAAGGGTTTACCCCAAACCAATATGCTTTTACTTCAGACCACCCAATTTCACATTTTACACCAAATAATCAAGGATATAACCTTTATTTTCCATCATATTCATTTAGGATTTCAAATCAAACTGCAACAAATCCAAATTTTACAGCTTTCACTTCTAATTTACCTTATTATTATTTGGCTACAGATGATAATACTACAGGAGTCGGTAATACATATATAAATTACTCTGTAGGACAAGGACCTACAACAAATTTTATGTCTTTTTTTTCAATGTTACAAACTTTAAATCCTTTTAATATATATTCATTACCTTACGATCCATCATTAGCACCATTTACTACAAATTTTCCAGGAGGATCAGTATTAGTCACAAGTTATGGACAAACCGCATTCAACGCCTCAGTGAATGTCGTAACTCCAACTTTTTTTGATAGACACACAGACCAAGGAGCAAACAATGCTACTCAAAAAAAACAATATTATTATTACCCAACGAATACAACATTGACTATGAATAAATTTGTATATTTATATTCAGCGGCGTATTATAGAACTTTTAATCCACAACCTGTAAACTTTAACAGTAGAAATTATCTTATCATGAGAAGTGATAGAATACCAACATCTACAAAAGTAGAAAATGGAGTACAACAAGACACAGGATATGGTTTACATCAAAATAACAATATAATATTTTATGATGTACAAGGAGCTGAACCACCTTTACAGATATTAGCAGGTTTGTCATTAGTAACTGGAGATGTATTTGATCAACCTCCAGTTATAACAGCACTTACAGAAACATTACAATGTGAAGGTATTGTACCTCTAAGATGTTATAGTGGTAACGGTCATTCATGGACTATTAAACCGTATGGATTCGGACCTACAAAATGTTCAGTGCCTGCAGATAGAGTTAAAAATGGTTGTTACTGTATATTGAACAAAAATAACCAAGGTGAGTTTTTAATACATGGAGCTTTTGAAGATGATGTACGTTTATTATTGGAATGGAAGGTTAGGTTTACAATGAACTTTGCTCTTTGTAGAGGAGTTTTTGCTCAAGTTTTTCAAAATAATTGGGTAAATGGAACTTTATATATGTTTTCTTTTAATACAAGAAAAATTTATGCTTTAGACCCTACACAACCATTATATCAAACACAATTTTACAAAGGTTATTGTAGTGATGTAATAGTTTATAATGACATTTCTAATAATTTTTATTACAGAAGTTCTCCTTGGAGTAATGTTACACAAGAGTTTATTGGAAAAGATTCGCCACCCGCAAATTACCCCCAACTTCTTTTGAATTATCCAGGACCAGGATATAATTTCAAAAGAATACAATTTCCGACAACAGTTGTTGATTTAGGACCAAGAGATAGTTTTATAAGAGAAATTTGTTCTAATGATGCTTTTAGATCTTATTATGTAAATCAAATAGATGCAACATCATACAAAGACAATTCTAATATCTTACTTTTAGCATTTCTATCAAGGTTGTTGAATCAACAAGTTATTGGTAACATTGGAAATACAGGAATACAACCAACAGGAAATATTGCACAATTAATTGAAGGAACATCAATTAAACAATTTTTTGATAATGATAGAAAAGGTGATCGAATTGATGGTGATATTGCCCAAATGTTATCAATTAATTCAGAATGGAAAGTTTCACCTTTTGTTACTGAAAATTTAGATCCTGTTAATGTAAATAAATACATCTTTTTTGGAATTGAAGGTATTGGTGTTGATCCTTTTAAACCTGTATTTGGAGTTTTCTTTTCATCAAGTACTCAAGAGTTGAGATATAGAAAAATTATGTCACCTGGTATACACACATATAATCAATCGCCTTTAATAGAAGAAATTTATGGATATCCTAAATCTCAAGTTGTGCCTCATTATAGATGGATTTTAGCTAAATCTAGTTCAATTTTTGGAACAGAAGATAATAATTGGTATACAAATGTTTTACAAACAGGATTTTTTAAAAAAGAATATCAAAATTTAGATTTTTTTACTTTAGGTGAAAAATATATTACACAATACAACCAAACATTGGGAGGTTTTGGATTTCTTACAAATTTTAATTTACCAGGATTACCACCACAACCTATATTACCTGAAGATTCGCCTTTTTTCCCACCTAATGGTACATCCGGAGTAATTCAAGGACAACCAGTTGCGGTAAATATTTTACAACAACAATTAACAACAAATAAATTTCAATCATTTGTTGTTGGAGCTCCTTATTTCTTTTATTTTGGATTAAAAAACGGAGCAACCGCTATGGATAAATTTTATAAACTATATGTACCTGAATACTAATGATTGAAAATTCTACAAAAATTATATTAGGTAAAGAAAGATTTAAAAGTAGTGTTGACGTTGATACTTTTGTAAATATTCCTGTAGAACAAACCACTAAACTTTTAAATGAATATGATAGGTCTGTTGATATTGGTTTGGAAAGTTTATTTGATGATGAAAGACAAAGTTGTACAATTTTTAGACCATCAACAAAATATACGATTTTATTTGAAAATGCTTATACCGGATCAACTAATTATCCTCCATTTAGAAATAATCTTTATTATACAAATGAAATTTTAAATTCTATTAATTCATTTCCAGGTGGAAACGTTACTGCTATACCACCATTTCCTCCTGTTGCAAATGTTAGTTGGGATGGTTTTCCTCAATATTTTGAATTTGATTTTATAAGAACTGATAATAATGTAATAGGTTACACAAAACCACCAAATAATCATATAAATTTTAGAAATATAAGTGCTAATACATATAATTGGACTCATTACATTAGTTACCCTTTTGAAAATGATTATAATAAACAACTGAATTTTTACTCTGGAAATACAAACATATCTTGGACATGGGTTGCTTCGACAGGTATACCATTTATTATATCAATAGGATCAAATTTAAACACAAATATTATTTCTTTTTTAAGTCCTCTGAAACATGGATTGAATGTTTCAGAATTTGTTGAATTATTTGATAATTTAGGACAACCTTTGAACTATAATGGTAATAACATATTTCAAGTCACAAGTTTAGGTAATAACGGATTTAATTCAAAAAATTATGTTTTTAACATTGCTAATGTTGGATTTTTAGGAACAACTTTTCAAACTTCAACTTTAGGGTTTTTCAAAAGAATTATTAATATAAATAACATAAAAGAAACAAGAAGTGAGTATTATGTTAGAAGACACAAAATTATTACAGAACAAAATTGTACTATATTAACTAAAACAGGATTTGAACAAAATATTTTTAATTCTAGACCAAAATATGAAATATACGCATTAACTCCTTTACAACAATTTAGATCATCAGTTAAAGAAGATAGTCAATCATACACATTATCCTTTAATTGTGATATTGATGTTAGCAAATACCGCGATAATCAAAAAAGGCCATTAACTCAATTATTTTTTACAACAATATGGAGAGGTTATTTTGGATGGACAAGAAATATGAAACAAGGGTGGGAATTTAATATACCATTAGCATTTAATAATAAATCACAGCCTTGGTGGGATTTGTTGAATTCATTATCCAATACAAATATCAATCAATTAAATTATAATGTAGGTCCTATTGGACCATTTTATTATAATGATACATTAGCATCTGGAGATACTATAGATGGTGATTATTGTGAATGGAATAATTATGATCAACAAGAAAGAGTAATATCAAAATATGTTCATAAAATAAGATACAACGGAACTTGGTTTAACGTAACGTCAAATTTTCTACCAACAACAAATCAATATGGTTATTTTTATTTTCCACATTCGCCAATACAAATAAGAGAGTTTTCTAATTATGTTGAAGAAGGGAGCTCAGCAAAAGTAATTGATATACCTGATTGGGCTTATTTTTCACAACTATCAAACAGTTTTAGATGGAGAGATATTTACACATATGGGTTTATAGATGAAGAAGGTATTGGTGTTGATTATCCTTTTTTAAATGGTAAACATTATCCGTATATAAATACAATTTTTAGAATAATTCCTGAAAATTATAATATAACATCACAATATATTAAAGGATATCAACAACCTAACATAACAATAACAACAACAGACCCAACTATTGATGAGTGTGAATAAGTTTAAAATATTGCAAGATGAACTTGACAAATACGTCAATATACCTGTAGAATTACAATGGGATTTTGCAGGAAAAGACCAAGCTATTGATGATTATGAAAAAACAATAATCAAAGAAGTGGTTGGTAATGCTAAAGATTTTGAAATAGTTAGATTTTCACACGAAACAACACCACAACTTTTTACTGATATAAATTATGAATTTTATTTTTACAACAATCAGTTGCCAATAACATCACCTTTAGTGAATGTGGCAAATTGGAATACATCATATTTAACAACAGGGTTTAACGTACAACAAATATATTACTATGAAAATTCTTTTACAAAATCTTTTTTCAAATTAGATTTTTATGACACACCAAATGAAACCACTCAAAAAAATTATTTTTCTGTAATCATACCAACTCAACAAGGTTCTACACAAATTGGAATTTTAAGTTTGTTTGTACCACCTGTAAATATAAAAACACCAATATTTAAATTGGATTTTGTTGGAGATAAAGAAGGTTTTTTCTTTTATTGGCTTAGAGAAAACGATTATGTTAACATCAATAAATTTTTTATGAGTGCAAAATTTTTTGATGCTAGATTTGGAACATTTGTAAGAATGACTAATAGAGCTCAACCAATAATATTGCCAACAAAATTTACTTTTGACAACTCAAAATATTTTTATTATGAAGTGACTTTAAATTATACAAATTTTACTTATAGAATTAATGATATTTTATCTTCTTTGAAAGTCGGTACAGCGGGTCAACCCATAAAATGGTATGAGTATGTTAACCCATAATGGAACAACAATATTATAAATTTTTTATTTCTCCAGAAAATGTTAGAGGAGATCTTATAACAGTTCCATTCACTGGTGAAACCGATATTTCTTATCTTGTTGATCCTTGTTGTTCAACAACAGCAGTAACATTAAACACAATAACAGGAACTACAGGATATTATTTACCTATGAATTTAGTTCTTAGTGGTAATACAAATGGAAGTTCACTTTTAGAATGTTTATCGATTAATTTGTTTTTACAACAAACAACAGTTGATATTGGATACTACTCTGTTTTTGATGGGGCAGTGATTCAAAAAGACGTTATTACAAATTTTATATTGACTGCAGATACTGTTACAAATCCTTTAGGATACACATATTTATTTTATAACACATCTAATACTGAATTAATCAAATTTTTGTCTTTAGTTGTCTTTTCAGTTGATTGGGGGGATGGTGTTGTACAACCGATAACAAGTTCATTACCATTACAACATACTTATCCATCGGGAAATAATGTTTATACCGTAAGACTCACTGCAAATTCTCCTTGGGGTATTTCTTATGTTGAAAAAAATATTGTTGTTCCTTTTACAGGAACTACAATAGATAATTTGAACGGGACTGCATATTTTATACCTGCAGGTATTTGTAGTGGAACTTCAGTTAGTTATGATTTTATTTTTAGTGGAGATTCTAATTGGAATATTAATGATTTTTATAGTTACAACTATACAAATATACCATTTACGGTTTCTGGTTACACTACTTCATCTTTGAACGACTTACAACAATATGGTCCTGTATCTAACTTAATAGGAGGTAAATTTGTTTATGGACCCGTTACCGGTATAACAGGTGTTGTTGGTGAATTTTTAGGAGTATCGCCAACAGGCGAATATACTGCTTATACAATTAATAATATTATATATTATGATTATAGTGATTACACCATTTATCTGGTGCAATCTTCAGGATTTACTCAAAACGATTTAATACTATCTGCAATCACTAAAAATGAAGCATTGTTAAATGTCATAGATCAACCAGAAGTAATTACAAGTGTTTATGTAAGAAGAGGTAAATATGCACCTTTAGAAAGTCTTATGAGATTAGGTGAAGTGGATAATTTAGGAGATTTAGAAAAATATGGATATAGTTTTTTTAATGTTATAAAAGAACCAACATAACTATTTATAAAAAAAACAAAAAATGGCAACAGGTAATTATGGAACTATAAGAGGTGCGGACGTTAGTCCTGAAGATGTAGAAATCATTATGACTTATACACCTACAAGAGATGATACTAATAATTTTATATTAACAACTTTGAATGCAAAAGACATACTTCGTCCATATTTTCACAATAATGAAACTGGAGGTAATTCGGGTGTAGAAATATTAGGTGGTCTATATAACTTAAAATTACCAGCAACACAGTTTAATAAATTAGGAATTTATACATTATTGATAAGACCATCAGAAATAAGAACTACAATAAACGACTGTGGGGTTCTTTCTGCGTTACCAAATGTAAAAGGAATTGTAATTGATATTAACCAAGTACCAACTCAATATAGAAATAAATTTGTTAATCAAGGTTTGGTTGGTTTTAGAGTAGAGTATTTAAATTCTAACGGTACAAAAATACCAAACTTTTTTAGATTGATAACATCTTCATTTTATTGTGAGCCAGTTGTTCAAAACTTAACCAACACCATACAAAAATCAATTAGATATAGGTATGTTGAAGGAGCAACAAATCTAATGTTTTGCACTTTATCACCATCATCATCGCCAACAAATAAACCAAATGCAACACCTTATATAGGACAACCAAACCAAAATATAATCATAACAAACACTTTTTTTAATCCAATTACAACTGAAATTGAAATTGTTGACCAAGACATTTCTACTCTTGCTATTGCACTTTATGGAAATCAAACTAAATCAATTGATGATGGGATTTACACAATTTACGATTCAAATAGCAACATTTATAAACAATATAACCTTTATGAAATCAAAGATCAATTTAATAATTTATTATACGAGGTTAGACAAGACAGAGGTATTAATATAGATTTCAGTAAAAGTTTTTCTAACATAACAGGATAATGGCAAATAAAAAATTTACCTGCCCACCACAACCAGCAAGCGGACAAGGAACATTTTCTGACAATTTAGTTGGATTACAATTAATTGCAGGAGGAGGATTTACGCAAGGAAACTTTGAATTTTCAACGTCAATAAGTGAAAAACAAAATAGAAATTTTGAATTAGGTTCATTTTCTGAACCAATAAATTTAGATTCTTTAAATATAGAAAGTTTAATAGAATCCCAATCTATTTTGACAAAAAATTTTCGAGTATATCCAAATTATGATTTAAGTCAAGTAACAAATTTTACAGAATATGGATCACTTACAAAAAGAATTTCAACATCATTAACTAAAATTATTAATTTTTTTCCAGCGGCTTTAGAAGTTTTTAAAGTTACCCCAAAATTTTTAACAGAAACAACAGCGTTTAATTGTATTTATGATGCGATTGATAATGAAACTACGTTTGATATTTATTTAACTTCTATAAGAAATCCTTTTGAAATCGATTTCAGTCAAAATGCAACAAGAAACCTTTTTTTAAAAGAAATAGAAGTTTCACCTTTGAGAAATATGACTACAAATTTTATAAATTATAGTCTTTATGTTAATGAAAATAATTATCCTGTTAGCTATATATATCCAATTGACGATAAATCAACAACTTTTACAATAATTGTAAAAGGGGATCCTTTTTCTGGATTTAATATATCTTACGATACTTTAATAATAAGACCAAATGATTCGCAAGTTAACAAAGTTTTCCAAGAAAATTTTGATCCTGTCGAGAATTTTTTATTAAACAGAAACGTTTCTCCAAAATATACTGCTAATTTTAACGTACCAAAAGAAACTGAATCTGGCAATTATGTGTTTACAAATGAATTAATTACTTTTCCATTGTCCGGTTTATGGAATTTAGACATTCAATCACAAAATTTTGAAATTTATATTCAAAAATTAAGTGATTTTTCATTAAATTTAGATGAATACAAAACAAATTTAATATCACGTTTTTTAACAACAGGAGCTTTAAAAGAATTTGACACATCAGATCAAAAATTTGAAAAAGTTTTACAGATATATGGTAGAAGTTTTGATGAAACAAAAACATTTATAACCGCTCTTAGTAACATGACTAATGTTAATTATGTTATAAAAAATGATATACCATCAAGATTACTCAAAAATTTAGCACAAACATTAGGGTGGAAAACAAACATTTCACCAATTTCAAATGAGCAACTTTTACAAAATGTATTTGATCCAACAACAAATTCATTTCCTGGTATATCGCAGGGTCAAACACCAGAAGAACTTAATTATCAATATTATAGAAATTTGATATTAAATTCCGCATATCTTTTTAAATCAAAAGGCACAAGAAAATCTATTGAATCACTTCTTAGATTGATAGGTGCCCCTGAAATGTTAGTTGAATTTAATGAACATGTCTACGTTGCAGATCAGAAAATCAATATGGTGGATTTTGAACAAAAATATTTATTAATTTCAGGAGGTACAATTACTACAACAATACCAATACTACAAACAAATAATGTTTTTTCAATTTTAGGAACTAGTGTTACGGGATTCACCACCCAAACAGTTACTGTACCTGTAACAACTATCAGAGAAGATTATCCCGTAGATCTAATTGGATGTCCGAAAATGGCAGAAGTTACAGAAAATTATTTTTTTCAAATAGGAGGAGGATGGTTTGAATCTACACCTTCGCATAGAATGCCTGAAGAAGTAAATATAACTCAAAGCGTGTTTACTGGCAATAATCCAACTTATCAAACAAAACTTTTACCTTTTAATTATGGCGAAGAATATCTTAACAGATATCGTAATTTTCCATTTATGAATTTAGGTTATAAATTAAAAAAAATTGTTGATAATAAAAAAAGTTGGATAGATATACAACCGATTTTAAGAAATAGTTTTGATGCTAATATGAATTCATATTATGTTGCTAATGAAGAATGTTTGGTTATAAATGTAAAAAATGTTGACATATTCATGAACCCATCTCAAGGACTTTTATATGATGTTTGGCATATGTCAAATTTATATAATTTTCCAATACCAGAACAAGGATTAAATTACGTACCACCGTCTCCTTGTTTTATACCTAATCCATATCCTAAGAAGGGTGGAATAGATTGGACTGAAATAGTACCAAGACCAAAACAAAAAACTTTTTTTGAATTTGCTGAAACATTTTGGCATAATATGATTAATGTTAGAAATAGACAATTTATCACTGATGGTAAAACTGGAGGATACCCGACTTTGTCTTCAATATATTGGAGTTATTTAGAATCTCAAAAATTAATAGGTATTAGAAATGATAATTTTAATTATCAAACAATGATAGACTATGTTAATGGTCTTGGTGATTATTGGGTAAGATTAGTTGAACAAATGATACCAGCTACCACAATATGGACAACTGGTGTTAAGTTTGAAAATTCAATTTTTCACAGACAAAAATTTGGATGGAGAAGACAAACTATCTGTAAAATTTTACCTCCAGATTGTAAACCATGTGGTATTAACACACAAGTATTTGTATATGATTGTCCTGGATTATTTATTGATTGTCCATTATATCCATGGACATCAAATCCTAACGTGAATTCTTTTGGTGTTATGCTTTCTATTTTGTTACAAGAGTATTATCAACAAAACAATATTAATCCTGCAGATTGTTTATCTCTTTCTATACAAACTAAATGGTATGTTGATATAAGATTAAATAACGTAATATTAGCACAAAATTCATTTTTTGTTGGTGCAGGACCGGCTTCAGTCCCAACTGATTTAGATTGGATTAATGCTTTATCGGCTAGTCTAACAAGTTTACAAAATTTGGGATACGATTATATTATAGACGTTGATAATAGTACTGTAAATGTTTTTTATAATAACTGTAATCCAACAAATGATGAATTTTCAATAAATATTGGAGTTAATTTT